GATGTTTGGATTTACTTATTCAATAGATGGAATCAAGTGGCGATTACAGCGACTTCTGACGATCCAAACGTAGGGATTTTTGTTAGAACCCATGGGTTCACCACATCAAACGAAGGAACAGGAACAGGAAACACTGAAATGTTTAACTTCGTTTCTTGGTCTTCTGGAACAGCATCTGGAACAGCTAGATCAAGAGGTGGAAGTGCTGAGTCTGGATATTTAAGCCAAGCTTATTGGGTTGATGGACAAACCACAGCAGGATCTGTGATGGGTCTAGATAACGAAGCTTTCAATAAGATCGCATGGATTGCTAAAACAAATAGAACCACAGCAAGGGGTGCTTTTGGATTTGGTGTGTTTGGTGGGTTCCTTCATTGTAACAAGGGGTCTGTCGATTCAAATCTTGCAACCGGATCTACTGTTGATGAGGCGTGGAATAATGCGGCATGGATTAGTAAGACCGCATGGGCAAATCAAAGATATTGGATATCTTCTTTTGTTATTGGTCAATTAATGAGTGTTGTAGGTGGATATAATGCCGCTGATGCAGGTCAAACTGATCATGAGACAAGGACCACTGCGGATTCTGTTGGGACTGCCACAGTAATTCCAGCTGCATCGTTGTCTATTGCATGTGCAAATGTTACCGCTGCTTTGGCTATTGTTATAAACAGACAAACGGCTCATGATTCCGATTCAACTAGTTGTTACACGTGGAATGGATCCGCATGGTCTGCGTCTTTAACATCATCTTACACAACTCAGCCAAGAAGCGGACCTGCGGCAGGTAGTGCCATCGCAAGAGGTTTTGCGATTTGGAATGGCGGTGGATCTAACACGTCGTCAACAAGTACTGCTAGATATAACGGTGTTGCTTTTAATAGTGACTTAGCATCTATTGGGGTAATAGGAGCTGCAGGCGGTTCTGTAATATGATTGAAAACATTCTTAAAATTACATCTGATGAACGTGTAGAACTGGGCGTACAAATGAAAGAGCTCTTAAATAAAGAGCTTTGCCTGGGTATGACTAGATGGGTTTGTAGACATGGTACTTTGTCTGATGGATTTGAGAAGATCACACCAGCTCAAAAATACTACCAAGCGATTAGGGAGGTTTATAATCTCTCAAACAACATCAGAGGAAATAAAGCACAAGCGCTAAAGGCTCATGCTGATTTATTGGACGCCCAAGAAGCTCTAGCCTTAGCAGAAAAGCCCAGCCAAAAGCTAAGGGCTGAGGCTGATGTGATGATTGCAACCGATCGCATAGCCTATTTATTGGTCCACGTAGAAGACCAAATGAGACAGCTCGACGAGTTCTATAAAGTTTATAAAGAGTTACAGCCGGAAGTAAGGGCAAAATACCCAGAAGGTATAGAACAAGCGGAAGAAGACAACTGGCAAGCGGTTGCGCAGTATAGGCTTATTAAGGCTCAAACTCCAGATCTTCATAAGGCGGATATGGCTGCAGTGCCGCTACCATATGAAACCAAAGCTAAGTACGGTCTACAGTTTCAAAGACCAGACATGATGGCTCCAATGATCCTAAGTGATGAGAAGAAGATGACTGAGCTACATAAAGATTTTGAAATGGCGCAAGGAAAAGTCGCGCTACTAAAGGGGAAATAAATGGCTAAAGATTATTGGATGATGTTTGGCAGTGGGAATCCGGCCGATAACACTGGGCTTGCTCCTACTATGATTGTATTTCAAACTGCCGGCGGAACAGCTGTGGCTGGCCCAGCTATTACTGAACCCGGAACTGGGACTGGGTTGTATAAATTCTCATATGGTCCAACTGCATCAATAGTTTTTGTTTGTGACGGTGGATCTGGACTAGCTGATTCGGATAGATATATCACTGGAGCTCTAGACCCGATTCAAGCGGTTGATGAAAAAGTAGGTTCAAGTGCGGATTCATTCGGTTCTACTTCTGTTGATCCGACTACAATATTTGGATATGTTAAGAGAAATCTCGAGTTCAACGAAGGTGACGCTAGCTTCAATAAAACGACTGGTGTCTGGGATATTTCATCTCGAGGATCTTCTACGTTGCTACGCGAAAAGACTCTCGCCAATAACACGACATCAACTACTAAGACTTGATTTTTAATGAGTCCGGGGTACTCTCCCTTTAAGCAAAGGAGAGCACACCATGAATAGAAGACCCACGATTGGTCTATGTATTATTGCAAAGAACGAGGAAGAGAATCTTCCGAAGTTGTTCAAATCATTTGAAGGATGTTTTGACGAGGTATATTTAACCGATACCGGAAGTATTGATGCGACTGCAAAGGTCGCGGCTGCGTTAGGTGCCAAGGTATCTAATTTTACATGGATAGATGATTTCGCAGCTGCAAGAAACTTTTGCTTTGATCAGGCAAAAACAGATTACATCTGTTGGATCGATTGTGATGATGTTTTAAGCTCTAAGGAAGAGTTTATAACTTGGAGAGACACTACCTTAGGTCTCGCTGACATGTGGTTGGCCACTTACAACTACGCGTATTCTCCCGATGGAAGACCCGTCTGTAGATTTGCAAGAGAACGCGTAATAAAAAACGGTATTGGGATTAAGTGGAAATACTTTGTTCATGAAGGACTTCTGCCCACTGGAAACAGAAGGATATCAGCAAACTACGTCACTACATGGTCAATTAATCACCAGAGAACAGAATCGGATCTTATTAAAGATAGATCTAGAAACTTATGGTTGATTGAAAAAAACAAAGACAAGTTAGATTCAAGAATGAAGTTCTATTATGGTAAGGAACTATTTGAGAACAATAGGCACTTTGATTCTATTAAGTGGTTAACTGAGGCTTCATCTGATCCGACTCTAGAGCCTCATGACAGAATCTTATCTATTCAATACGCCGGCTACGCTTACATGAAGTGTGACCAGTTTAATAAAGCTATTGATATCGCTTTAGTTGGGCTTCAATTGGCCCCACAAAGAGCCGAGTTTTTAACTATTATTGGAGATTCTTACATCAAGTTAAATCGCGTAAACGATGCGGCTCCATACTATAGGGCTGCGCTTGAGTGTACCCCATTTGGTAATGGCCAGCAGTCGGCCGCTATCTTTTCGACTGAAGAGCAATATAACGTTTATCCGCTTAACCAATTGGCTAGGATTTATGCAAACACTGGACGTTTAGATAAAGCTATTGATGTTTCATATAAATCACACAATGACTTTGGAAATATTGAAGCCAAAGGGATCATGGAAGAGTGCATCCGAATCAAAACTCTTACAGAGGGATACAAGGATGCCGTCGCCTGCTCGGATATTGTAATTACGTGTCCTCCAAATGCCCCATATAAGTGGGATGGAGAGATTTACAAAACTAGAGCCATGGGCGGATCGGAGACCGCAGCTATAGAAGTAGCTCAATGGATTAAGAAGTTGTCTGGACGTAAGGTTAAGATCTTTAATGTAAGAGATGACGAAAAGACTATTGATGGCGTTGAGTATATCCCAACCGGTAAACTCAATGAGTACATGGCTAAAAATAAGCCTTATTTGCATATTGCGTGGAGACATAACTTTAAGATCACGAATGCCCCTACGTTTTTATGGTCTCATGATCTTACAACTCCGGGTGTTGAGAACACAGAGAACTACGTCAAAGTAATGGCACTGACCCCATTCCATAAAGCCTACTTACACACATCTCAGGGTGTACCGATGGATAAGATCTGGGTTACTAGAAACGGCATAGAGCCGTCTAGATTCGCCGATGGGCCATGGGAGAAAGACCCATGGAAGTTTGTATTTAGTTCATCCCCAGATCGCGGCCTAGACAGAGCTATGAGGGTTTTAGATAAGGTCAGGGAGAAGTATCCTCAGATTAAACTTCATGTGTTCTATGGGATTGAGCATTTAGATAACTATGGCCTAAAAGATCTGCGTGAGCGGTTGGCTAAGATGATGGATGAGCGAAAGGACTGGGTTGTTTATCACGGTAAGACCGAGCAGCTTGAGCTTATGAAACATTTCAAATCAGCGGCTTACAATGTTCAGCCGTCTGATTGGATTGAAACATCTTGCATTACGGCCATGGAGCTAGTCTTGGCTGGGGTTTATCCAATATTTAGAGCTGTAGGTGGCGTATGCGACACACTTAAACCAGCCGAAGAAATGGGCATGGCGTCTTTAGTCTCAAGTGATTGTATAACCGAGCTAGATCATCAGAAATACGTTGATGAAACGATAAAAGTTATTGAGGAAGAAAGATACAAACGTGTTAAAATGGATGCAACAGGGTATTCTTGGGAGAGTGTAGTGCGCAGTTGGTTAGAAGAGCTCCCAAAGATGGCGTATGGCAATACAGTTTGATGTAATTATAGTAGGCAACGCGTTGAATTCCCAGGGCTTAACTGGTAAAAATACCATATCGGGCCTTGGGTTGAATACGTTTGGGTTCTTATGGGATTGTGCAGACATCTGGGGACCGGCTTACGATAACGTGACAACGACATGGACTGACTGTGTAGATCCAAACGCTACATTAGAAACTTGTTCAGATTAAGTAGCAATAACCTCACGTAAGAGGCTGCGAAGTTTAAGGAGTTATGGATGACTTTTCTTGAATTGCAGAACCTTTGCGCGTATTGGTTAGACGATCTTCAGTTTGGTTATTTTACTCCAACGCAAGTAAAATTATGGCTGAACAACGCTCAACAGGAAGTTCAAAAAAGACTCGTCAAAGCCGGCGCAAATTACTACACGAAATGCGTCACTGCTTCGACTGTAGCCAATCAGAGGAAGTACGCCTTCCCCTCGGATTTGAAGAAAATAAACCGGCTAGAAGTCATCGTTTCGGGCGTTGTACCAAACGAAAGCTTCAACCAAATAATGCCGATCACGATCAATCAGGTTGATCTCGTTGTCCTTGGTCCAGGACAGCCACAATATTATTACATAGATAAAAACTCATTCATGCTGTGGCCCACGCCGGACATCGTTTACACACTCCGCATGATGTACACCTACCAAGTTGCCAACATGACTTTAGATTCAGACACTCCAGATGTTCCAGCTCCATATCATGAGCTTATAGCGCTACTTGCAACTCAAGATGGGTTCTTAAAAGATGGACGAGTTAACGATCTTTTGTTGGCTAAAATAAAAGCATACGATGACATGCTGTACGCAGATTCTACAGATAGAAATCAAGACACTGCTAGAATGGTTGTTAGCTCCGGAGAAGACTTTAACGGGGGAATGTACTGGTAAATGGCATACGATTTAACCCACAATGAGTCTTATCAGCTTTTAGGTGGAATAAACTCTAAGCAGTCTCCATATGAGCAGTCACTTATGGAGTTTAGGGATTTGACAAACCTAAACTTCCAGGTGCCTGGTTCACTCTCTAAAAGAATGGGCTCAACACTTTATTTGGGTGCAACTGTTCAGGGTAGAATAACTGGACTGTATGAATTTATTCGCCTAAATGGTGCAAGCTATCTTGTAGCCACAGCAAACACCAATGCATATAATGTAACTAGTAGTTTCTCCGCATTTAAGACGGGGTTAAATAATGGGGCGTTATTTGATTTTGTTACGTTTGTTGATCGATTGTTCATGTGCAATGGTGCGACAGGTGGTTTCTTCAAGTACGACGGCACAAACCCATATTTTTACAGCCTTCCGGTTGGTGCGACAGCTAGTTGGAGTGCTGCTGCAAGCGCTGGCGGCTCTATCGCTAGCGGTGTTAGTGGGCGTGTTCTTGTTGGTTATGGTTATGTTAATGAACGTGGTTATTTCGGTCCTGTCTCAAACGGGATTACAGTAACAATTGGTGGTTCAAACGACGCAGTCACTTATTCAGGATTAACACTTGATGTGTCTGGTTATGGCGCTACAGCCATTGCTCTTTATAGAAGTTCTTTAAATGGCGTTGATTTGTTTTTTACAACACTAGCGCCAATCGGAACAACGACTGTTGTAGACACTGGATTTCCATTAACTGTAGAGTTAGCAAATCAAAATCTTTTTTTTACTCTGTCTCCTAGATACATGGAAATTTACAATAATCAGCTGTTTTTGGCTGGTTTTTCATCTGCTCCTTCTACTGTTTATTGGAGTGAGATTGGTGAGCCAGAGGGAATAGACCCAACTTTTTTTGCAGAGTTTAGAACCAACGACGGTGACAGAATTACTGGGATGAAGTCGTATGCCGGGTCTTTGGTTGTGGCTAAGCAAAAATCTTTTCATCGTGTAACAGGTGACAACCCGGATAACTTTTCACTCCAAGAGATTTCAGATCAATATGGGTGTCTGTCAAACCGTACAATGGTTCAATGGGAAAACTACCTTTGGTTTTTAGATGAAAAGGGAATTGTTGGTTACAACGGAGCAAATATTGAGATCGTTTCTGCTAAAATTCAGCCCGTATTTGATGCGATGAATGTTGATGCTGCCGTAGACAACGCATGTGCTGTTTTTAATAGGCAGCAAAATGAGTTGTGGTTTGCAATACCATGCAATGGGGCGACGATAAATAATTGCATTGTTGTGTATGATACCATTTCAAAAGCATGGACAAAGTATGAGGGACTAAACACAAGTTCGCTCGCTTATGCTAGATCCAGACTATCAAAGCAAATCCCTTTTTACGGCGGATACACTGGTAATATATTTAACTTTGCTACAGATCTTTACGGCGACAATGGAAACGCAATAACTTGTTTAATCAAAACAAACTATCTCGCCGCTAGAGGGCAAACTAACGAAAGTCAGTACAGGAGATTCTACCTCGATGTAGATCCAATAATAGGAATCACTCAGGCCATCAACGTTGACTTTACTTCCAATTATGGTTCCTCTGTTCAGGCTTCCCGCACTATGTACCAGAATCCATTTCAATCCAGGGTTGACTTCGGTATCCCAGCTAGAAGTATCCAGGCTATAGTACATCACGTCTCCGCTACCTTGTCTTACAAGGTTAATGGTTTTGCGTTCACATCAAGATTCCAGAGGGACAAATGAAAATCAAAGTGCCTCAGAGTGTATCTAATACTGAAAGCTTTGAAGATCTCAGAAAATACACTTCTCAAGTTATTGACCAGGTTGTCACTGCAATCAACGGAAAGATTGCCTTAAATGAAAATTTGGACTCTGCGATAGTAAATGTCGACTTTGCTGGGGCAAATCAAACTACGGCTGTTAAGCATACTTTAGGAAGAGTGGCGACTAACTACTTCTTGGTTGGCTCTTCTGTTGCGATGGATCTTTTTGACGGGAACAGAAATAACGAAGAAAATGTTATTTATATACAATCGAACGCTGCGGGTGCCGCGCGTATTTTGGTGTTTTGAGGTAATCTATGGGACTATTTGATTCTGTAAAAAAAGTAGCAACAAGTCCGGTTGGAAGCACCGTTGGTGGATTTTTAGTTGGTGGACCACTTGGCGCCGGAGCTGGGTACCTTGCAGGAAAAGCACTAAGAGGCGCTGGGCAAGAAGGACCAAGCTCAGATCCACTAGCCGAAAAGAAACAAGCCTACATAGATGCATTAGAGTCACAAAGAAAAAAAATGGTCGATATGTCTGATAAATTCAGAAGAGAAGCTCCATCAATTAAGGCTCAAGGTGAGGCTGCTATTGGAGATGAAGAAAGAAAATCTGCAAAAGCAGGTATTCAAGATATTAGAAAAGGGGCTTCGTCAAGGGGCCTACTGTACTCAGGATTAAGACAGGGCGCAGAGGCGGGCAGAATTGGAGAAGCTCAAAGTAAGATCTCAAATAGAGCCGCAGACCTTTCAGATCAAATTGAGATGCAAAAAGAAAGCTTGGACGCTCAGGCGGTCCAGTCTGGACTTGATAAAACAGCTGCAGAGGCTGGAATGGCACAGTCCGATTATGCTGGGGCACTACAAAAATCTAAGGCAAGATCAAGTGGACTTAAGAAATTGGCAGGAATGATTGGTCAGACCGGTGGTATGGCTGCAGGCGGAGCATTTGGTGGGGGAGCGGCGTAATGGCTAGTATTTTTCAAAGACTTTTTGGACCTGGTTCGAGCATGCCCGGTTACAAGGAGCCAGAAGTATCACCTGATACAGCAAATATTATTGGGGTTGAACAAGCCAGGGCGATGGAATCCCCTGAACAAATATTGGCAACAAAATATTCTGGTGCTCCTAAGCCCACAGACATTCAGGCACAAGTTGCGGGAGCATCACAGTACAACAAAGCGCTCGGCATGGCGTCCCCAGATCAACTTAATGAGGTTCTCACAAAAAGGGCCCAGAAGTCCATGGAAGCTGATTTGTCGAAGGCGAAAAGACTTGGTTTAACCGAAGCGTGGTCAACTAAAGCTAGAAGACAACAAATAGCTGGTCGACATGAGATCAGGAAGAACCAGATTGATTTGGAGATTGAAGAAGGCAAAAGAGCTGCTGACGAGGAAAAGAAAAAAGCAAGGAATTCAACACTTGGATCTATCCTTGGGATAGCCGGCTCGGTTGCTGGTACCGTTGGCGGTGGTTTGGTTGGCGGACCAATGGGCGCTCAGGTTGGGTCTAAAGTAGGTGGATCTGTTGGTGGATTGGCAGGGGGTGAATAATGGCTGACTTAGGATTGTTAGAAGGAATTGCAAGCGGGTTACAACAAGGTCTTAGTTCATACATGACCACCAAAAACATGTTAGAGGACCGAAGGATTAGAGCTGAACAGGCTGCAAAAGAAGATCAATATCGCCAACAAGAATCTGAAAGACAAAAAGAGCGTTTTGACTACCAAAAGCAACAAGATTCATCTGCGATTGAAAGACAATACAGGACTGGTGGATTTAAAAAAGACCCAGCTAGTGGTGAGTGGGTTCCTGATCCTGAGTTTATGGCAATGAAAGCGGCTGCCGACCCAAATAAAGGGTTGTTACAGCAACTGAACATTCAGAAATCATTACAAGATATCAAGGCTGGTCAACAAAGAGAAAAAGAAGCCTCGATGGGTAAAGAGGGTGAGAGACTTTCTGCTTTATATGCCACAAGAGCAAAGCAATCCGATGAGCAACTTAAAAAAATGCTCCAAACCGGCTATGATCCAACTTCAATTAAAACATCTCTTGGCGGCCTTCTTCCTGAAGCTGCAAAATCCGGTGATATTAAACAATTTGAAAACGTAAAAAGAAACTTTGTTGCGGCTGTTTTAAGAAAGGAATCTGGAGCTGCTATTTCTCCTAGTGAGTTTGCCGAAGCAGACAAGTTATACTTTCCTCAGGCCGGAGATACCCCAGAGGTACTACAACAAAAAGCACAGGCCAGGGCATCGGCAATTGGTGGCTTAGAACTTTCCGCTGGCCCTGCGTTGGGAGCGATGCAAGTACAAAAGCCGAGTGGATTTTTGGTTCAACCACAACAAAAGCAAAGTGGTCCAAAAGTTGGACAAATTGAGGGCGGGTATAAATATTTAGGTGGAGATCCTGCAAGTCAGAAATCTTGGGAAAAGGTGAAATAAGATGTCTAAGCCTTGGGAAAAATACAAAAAAGAAAGTGCACCGTGGGATAAATATGCACAACCCCAAGAGCAACCCGTTGCCGAGAAACCGGGATTACTGTCGTCTATGGTTGGGGCAGCCCAAGACGTTGGAGAGGCTGGGCTTAAAAAGTTTGGTGAAATAGTAGAACCAGTAATGGGACCTTATGAGAAATATGTGGCCGGTCCAATTAGGGCTGGTATCGCAGAAACACAAAAGCTTCCCGCTGGAGTTCCGTTATCTCCGGGGCAAGCTATTGGTCCGTTTATATCAGGGGCATATCAGCAATTTGGAAAAGAAGGTGCTCCAACTGGTAAAGATATTCTAAGTAAAACACCATTGAGTTCGATTTCAGAAAAACCAGTAAGTGAATCGTATCCTGAGTTTTTTTCAGAAACAGGAGAGGGTGCTGCTCTTAAAAAGGGTGGCCTTTTAGATGTTTCTCCAAAGGGAGTTGCTGGTGGTTTGGTGGAAGCTGCTGTTGACCCTACAACTTACTTAGGAGTTGGAGCTGCGGGTAAAGCTGCCAAGGGTGCCGGTGTGGCTGAAAAGGCTGTGGGTATAACAAAAAAAGCCGCCAAAACTGTGGCTGAAAAAGGGATAAACATAGAAGCAAAAGTCGCTTCGGCTTTAACTGGTGTTGACGACAATATTATTAAGACCTACATAAAAGAAAATAAGAGCGTTAATGAGTTAATACAAAAATATGGAAGTAATTCATCAGAGGCTGCTGATGCGGTTAGGACGCAATATCAAACGCAGTTAAGAAACGCTAAAAACGAGCTAAATAAAAAAATTACTGACACCTTGTCATCTAAGGGTTCCGAGGTCGTAAGCATAAAAGATATTATTGATGACCTGGACAAACAAAAATCAAAGCTAAACAAGGTCACAAAAAAATCTGAGATAGCAGAGGTAGACGAGCTTAAAAAAGCATTAGAGCAATTAACAGACGATGCTGGTGATGTATTGCTAACTGACCTTAATGACCTAAAGGAATTTGCACAAGATAGAGCAAAGGGCGCTTATCAAAAAAGTGGCCAGATATTTATGCCCGGTAGGGACGCCCAGAGAATATCAAAGCAGACCGCAGCTCTTCTGAGGAAAAAGCTAAATTCAACCGCTCCCGAAATAGCTAAGGCTAATAACAAATTAGCAATGCTTCATGGTGCCGAAGAGAACCTAAATAGAAATTTAATTAAGCCAGGAGCTCCAGAGGGCGCTTTGATGACTGCCGGAGCAAAGCCTACATCAAGACAAGCGCAGCAATTAAAAAAATTGGGAGAAGCCGCGGGGACTCAGTTTCAGACAAAAGCAGAGCAATTGGCTACAGCTAGAGAGTTTGCATCTCCAGAGCTTCTTCCGCGTGATGTGACTGGTAAATCTGCAACTCGAGTTGGAGTGGCGGCCGGTCTTGGTTTATTAAAGGGTGGGCCTCTTGGAGCGGCCATTGGGGCGGCGGCAACTTCTCCAGCTCTGTTAAAGTTTGGAATAAATTCACAGGCACAACTCACTAGATTGGCTAAGTATATGGGTAAGCCGATTGAGTGGGTTATGGATCCAAAAAACGCTAAACAGGTAGAGGCTGGACTTTATGCGGCCGGTCCTCAAATAATGAGAGAAAGCCAGGGGGAATAATGGATCAAGACGATATTAAAAAAAGTGATAAGAAAATAGCAAAGAACGTCAAAGAGGGTGTCACTGATTATTTTAAACCGTCTGGAGATGACTGGGGTTCCAAGATTAAAGGCATGCTTGGCGTTTCTGATCCACTACAGGAGGCTTTAGATAAGAGGAAGAAAAAGTATGCAAATTATTAACGAGAAAACTGCATTACCAATTTCTTTTGCAATTATTCTAATAGGTGCCGCTGCATGGTTGACTAATTTAGCCGTAAAGGTAGACGCCGGAGCGGAATCTATGAAACGTGTAGAGTTAAAACAAAACACCATAGACGCTATCAAAATAGACATTGAGGTTGTAAAATCTAAGTTAGACCGGATCGAAAAAAAACTAGATAGGAGATAAACCATGGATAAGGTTTTAGAAATTGTTAAATGGGCTGTTGAGAGTGGTCCACATTTTATCACTGCACTTGGCGGTGTTGTTTCTGCCTTAATTGTTTTGGCACTTCTTATTCCCGGAGACCAACCAGAAAAGACTCTTCAAAAGTTAGCTGATTTCTTAGCTAAGTTTTCTAGAAAGCCATGATCTGGGCAGTACTTAAACTACTATTGAAAATCTTGTCCTTGGCTATGGCTATACCAGAGGCAATGAGAATCAATTGGCTTAATGATTGCGAGGATGCGTTTGATAAACTTAAGCAGGCTAAGACTCCGGAAGATAAACAAGCTGTTGCTGCTGATCTCGCTAAGCTTATTCGCCGGATGTAAAAACGGACCTAAGGTAACTATCTGTATTTCTGACCCTAACAACGAGGGGTTTCAATGCTCAGATGCGGAAGAAAACAAATTCTTTCTGCCGTATCCTGATTCCGAAAACTATATTGCCCTGAGCTCGGATGACGCTCGAAAACTTTTTGAATTTTGTAGGAACAAATGAAATATTTATTGATTGTATTTTTACTATTGTCCCCGATCACAACACATGCAGAAGATGAAGTCACCCAAGAGAAGATGGAAGTCGAGGCCTTTAAAGAGTACCAAGGCAAGAAATCTTTTAATAAAGAGAAAATGGGGAAGAGGGTTCAGAAGACTTACAATAATCTGGTGAAATTCGGAGTTTTTAGGCTCAAGAAAAAAGGCTACGACGCTAGCAAACTTCAAAAACAATGGGACTCTCAATATTCTAAGGTATTCTTAAATCATGAGATTGGAGTAAACGACATTCCAGATCATGAACCTGCTATTAAATGGTTAAACGATTTCTATCTTCTCTTGGTAGCCACTTTAGGCCAGTCGACAGTTATGGCCATGCATCTAGACGATATTGACACCCTTAACCGCGGTGTACCTGTTATGTTCAAACCGGCCGAGACAGATAAAACGGACTACAACCTCTGCTTTGTAAAAAGCTCGGCTGCAATTGGCTACTGGACAGTTATGGGTGGATGTAGTCTTTATATATGGCTTGGAACGAACCCGACTATTACGATATGCACTCCGCTCGCCGAAGGAGGACGACTTGCCTTCAAAATCATTGCAGACCCCCTCTCAGACGCAATCTGGGAAGGTGCCAACTAAATATAGCCTTTATGTCAGGGTTAGCGGCCTTCCAAAGACACCGAATCAGTTATTAAGAAAGCATTGGGCGGTAATCTCTAAAGAGAGGGTTTATTGGCATAACGCCGTAAGCCTCGCAATTCGATCAGCACGACCAAAATCACCACTAACTAAGGCTAACCTTCGTTTTGTAAGAAATAGCTCCAGGGAGCCAGATTTTGACGGCCTAGTGGGGTGTACAAAGTTCCTAATGGATGCCCTAGTTGAGTGCGGAATTATATCGGACGACAGACCCAGCGTTATAGGTAGCCCTAAATTTGAGTGGGCCAAATGTAAACCTAAGGATGGGTTTATGGAGATTTTTATAGACGAGGCCTAAGCTGTGGGGGCCTAGGCCTCAAGAAGAGTAGTAGTCATCTGCGTCGCATTAACCGAAAGGACAATTAAAAGTTTATAGGTAATTTGAAAGCTGTCACGCCGCTATACGTCGTATGGTAACCAAATTGGCGTTGTGCCTTTATTGATAACTACGCCGATGCCAAGGCATGACTTAGCACGACTCCATTTACCGTAAGAAAAGGCAAAGGCTTCCTCGTCAATAAGTGCGCCAACATTCATACCAAAAACCATGTCGTGTCCGTTGTTTAAGTAAACAATTTGTGCGTTTGAATGAAGATGACCATGAACAACACTCATTCGTTTATCTAAAACCATTTGCCTCGTAGCACCTTGGCCCGAATAGCCCATTCCATGGATAACCATAAACTTTTTCTTAGCTGGAACAATCCAGTGATCTCTCCACTCCCAACCTTTTGGAGCATCTATGATTTCTTTGTATTCTCGAATAAGTTCACTTGGTATTTCTGCGTGTGCAGCTTTGCGGACCCAACGCATTCCATGATTTGAAATAGCTAATTTCATTTTAGGAAAAGCGTCGTAGTATTCTTTTAATCTCTCCTTACAGGCTTTTAGTTCGCCTTTTGGAGTCATCCCGTAATCACCACCTTTTGGGTGTGATGATCCATGAAAAGAGTCCGCTTCATCCCCGACGTGATACATATTTTCATCTGGAACTTTAAAATACTTTTTTACGTATTTGATAAATTTAACGGCGTGCAGAGCGCCGAAAGGTTCTTGCGTGTCACTACAAATCAAGTAGTTATCACTCATTAACCATAAGCATGAATGATTTTCGCAATCACGCAACTTTATTCATCATCGTCGTCGGGAAGTTCTAACCAACAAGAGCAGATCCAGCAATCAATGCAATCACAGCCCATTATTCAATTATACACCTATAAAAAAGCGCCGGCAGGTTTTACCCCGCCGACGCCCTTAAGGAGACAAGAAAACCGCGGATTAGTACGGTCTTGTATTGTCAAGTTGTTGAATTCTTTGGGTGCCCCTTATGTCGGAATCTTAAGTTATCTACTCTGTTATTACAATAATCCCCGTCGATGTGCACAATCTGGTCACCCCTACCGGCACCTAAAAACGCCCTAGCAACTAATGTGTGAACTAAATACCTGGTGTTCCCTATATTAACTGATGGAGGATAGATCGTGGTTTTTTGTGGTGTAAAAACGCGTTCCTCAACCCGCCTATAAGCGATTGTTCCGATTTGTGTTTTGAATTTAGCCTTTCTCTCCTTGGATTTAATCCTACCAAGATTAGAAACCTCGTAGGCGTTTTCATATCCGGGGACTGATACCGGTTTCCACTCTTCCTTCAAAACGGAACATCCTCGTCTGTCATTGGGGGTGGATTCATCTCATCAAACAAAGAACTTGGTTTATTAGCCTCTAACCATTTCTTTGTGTCTGAAACAGCTTCTTTCATAGCGTCGTTGAATGTGGTGGTTTGAATTTTTTCACAAACCCAATCATATTCCGTTTGATTTAATTCCATAAATCTCTCATGACCATATTTATTTTTAACTAGGTCTTGAGCTTGTGTTGGAACCCAACCATGAACTTCGCAAAGCTTAAACAACCGACCAACTTGCGCCGGAGACGCTTTTTTACTTGGGTCTGCGATGAACTTTTTAACTCCCCCAGTACTTGGCGGATTTGCTACCGGGGAAGGTTTTGGGGCCCCGGATGTTCCAACTACTGGAGGAGTATTTCTCGAAACTGGTGAATCTGCAAGACGCTCTCCCTCTTCTAGATCGTCCGTAAATTGCGTTCCGTACCCGCATAAAGCTAAAGCTCTACCAATGGCTCCGGTTTCTGATTTTTCTATAAAGTCAAAAAATCCATCGGCTGTTTCTCTTTTGTGGGCTGTTGCAATGGTGTGACCAGAGTTGTCTTTTATTTCAGCCCTAGCAACAGAAACCGTGTCGTTATAAGTTACACTTGTTGTGATTGACCAGTCTTGATGATCCTCTCTGAACCACACAAGTCGATGTGCTACTTGTAAATATGATTTACCTTTAAGATCTAACAACGGAAGGGTTGTGCCCTTTGGGGTTTTGAAGGAATTCATTGTAAAACACCATCCATTTTCACTCGTAACTCTTCTAGTTCTTTCATCATAATTTTGGTTTTATCTTTACCTAAAATCTTTTGAGTTATGTCTTCTAAAACTCGCTTAACGTTCTTAAATTCTGGATCATTTTTAGCGCAGTTTACGTAGTAAGCTCCCATACAAGAACAGACTACGGACCAGTCCTCCTCGTTGAGAGTTATGATTAAATTACTCATGGTGTGTCTCCTTGTTTTGGGGTCTATATTCAAGATGTAAAAAAGTAAACGGATTATTTAGTAAAAGTGTAATATATTGATTTTACTAGCTATTATATATATTGACTTAATGTGTCAAGTAAAATATTCTTATCTTAGGAGCACATATGATTGAGATCATCGCTGTAATACTTCTTTCCGAAACAATTAAAGACGCCATTAAAAATTACCGCAAGAAACAAGAGAAGCGAAAACTCTACAAACATATGGGTTGGTTATGAGGGTCATAAGTTTTACTAATTAGATGCGCGTGTACTTAATAATTTTATCGTTTTTTATTTGACATAAAATATTTACCCCCCCTTATAATCCCCTAAGCTCACAGGCTGAGCCGTGCCGCCAGCGACGGCGCGTGCAAACTAGCGCAAGTCGCATCCCCAGGCGGCCTAAAGAGGCGAAGCCCTTAAGCGTTCGAACACCTTAATTTTCGGTTATAGTGTATTTCATATCTACTAGCGCCTACTTAGCGTTAAGCGTCAAAAATAGTGCTTTACTAAACACATATTGTGAAATAACTCGAAGTTAAGGGGAGCACACATGGACAACGCACAATTAATTAAAGAGCTACGCTCTGCAATAACCGATGTATATGAAACCGGTTACTGCTACCACATAATGATTGATAACGGCATTGACGAGGACCTAGCGGTAAAGATTCAAGAAAAGCTTATAGAAAAATCAATGGAAGTATCCTCTAAACTAGAGGACCATGTCTTGGAAATGCTTGATGAGTTGAGAGAAAAAATAGACAACGAGAACCCATTTGATGAGATTGCAGAAGTGGTTGAAAAAATAAAAGGTCGGTTGGAAGGCTATATGTGTAAGTGCGAACGAGAGTCCTCAAAATGAATGACGACGAATTTACTTGGAAGGCTATTACGATTGTAATTACATTCTTTCTACTTTTCGTGGCTGCGGAGGTGTTTCGTGGAGAAGAGTAAGCTCGATGAGATTCGGGATGAGTTGGCGATAAAACATTTTGAAGGGGAATTAAATCGGCGCTGGCACGCGAAAGATTTCGCAGCCGGTTGGGACGCAGCTATGGAGCGAGTGAAGCCACTTTTAGAAATATTAGAAGATTTTGTTGAACATGAAATTTACTCTAAAAACGTTCAACTACTTAAAGACAAAATTAAATTTTTTAAGGGCGAATTATGACTGACTACGAGTGCAAGATTTGTCATGCGGTAATTCCACTAGAGGCTAAGTTCTGTGAGCATTGTGAGACTGGGTTTGCGATAGCCAACGAGAAATGGGATGAGCGGGCCAAAGAAAATTATTTAAAAACAGAACAAGACGACTTTCAAGCTTTACAGCCAGAAGATTACATTGGGGAGAAAATATGAATCAAGAGATTGAGAAGCTTAAGTCAGATTTAGTTAGGTATAAACAGAAATTCCTTTACATCGAAGAAGCGATGTATGATTTGCAAATCTCAATGAATAGCATAATGAGTCTTTTAGATGAGATCCTTGATCATGAAGATGAGGAAGAAAAGGCAAGCGGAGCAGTATGAGTGTTCAACCGTTTTTTTACACCGAAGCACCAAAGCATTTAACAGGAATAAACAACGTGAGTCTTTTTGAAGCTGCTTATTACCGATGGACGCAGGCCGCGACAGTTTGTGATTGTAAGCAGGGTTCACATGGAAGTGCCTTACTGGAAAACTACGTTGAGGCTCAGTGTGATCGGCATAAGTCGTGGCAGATCTACGTGAAAGTCAGGGAGAATATTATTCTGTCGGACTCGGAAAAGGCATTTGTAGGGTTGATGTGACTAAAAAAAACTTATGCAAACGATACGTGAAAGCCCTTGCCTTGTCTGTGGCGTTCGCCCTTCTGATCCTGATCACATCAAGTCTCGCGGCTCTGGGGGCGATGATCGCGCAGCAAATCTTTGGCCACTTTGTCGGAAGCATCACACAGAACGACATCAACTTGGCCTCAAAACCTTTTGTGACAGATACTCGCTAGGGCCAGAGCTTGCAAAGCGCGGGTTCTTCGTGGATACTTATGGGCGAATCCGGAGGTCAAAATGAAAGCTTTATTTTTAATTCCATTGTTTATCATCGGTTGCACTAAAGACGCCCCAAAACCAGACCCAATCAAAGAAATTGGCTGCGCAGTCGGAAAAGGCATTGCGCTGGGTGTGTCAAATGAGATTGCAACCCAACTTCAGTGTTCTAACCCATCTGCTATCCAAGCGAGCCTCGTAATGGGCCTTCAGAAGCTCCACGTTTGCTCAGAATCAAAAACCGTGGGAGCAATGAGCATCGGTAGTGACATTTGCACAAACCTCGCTAGCGTCGTTATTAGCGGCCTAGTTGGTGGAGTAATTCCATCGGAATGGGGATGCTCTGCACAAGATGCTCAAGCTAAGCTCGCCGAAGTAGTTAAGAAGGCGTGCGCTAAACTGTAATGGCGAACTTCAATATTTCCATAGAACTCGTACTTAAGCATGAGGGCGGGTACAGCGACCACCCTATGGATCGTGGTGGAGCCACAAATTGGGGTATTACTCATCAAGATCTTATCCATGTTAGGGGACTAGGGGTTACCAAGGAAGACGTCAAGAATATGACGCTCGATGAGGCTAAGTATTGCTATCGGAAGCTTTATTGGGAACCACTGAAATGTGATTTCATAGCTGTGCAAAAAATTGCGGATGTGGTTTTCGATCAAGGGGTGTTGTGTGGCAGAGCCGGCAGTACCAAACGAGCGCAGATTGTTTTGAAGAGAATGGGTAAGAATATTACCGTCGACGCAAAGATGGGGAACGCTACGCTTTCAGCTCTAAATACAGTCGACCCAGATAAGTTTTGTTTAGAGTTTATCTGCGACACCCAAGACTACTTCGCTGGCATTGTTGAAAGAAATCCTACTCAATCAGTCTTTATTCGTGGGTGGATCAACAGAAGCCAACATTTGCTTAAGCATTGTTTTGAGTTAAAATAGCTCTTGCTGGAAGCAATGGATTGTGTCTAGCATACTGACTTACGTTTCTCTTTTAACGTGTGAGGGAGGCCTGGTTGGTCACTGGAAGGGCTGACTAGGTCTCTCTTAAAACAGATCGAACAACCCCAAGGAGAGGGCTCGATGAAAGTACATTGCGCGCATGATAAAATTATTTCTATAGATAAGCTAAAACCGCACCCAAAAAACAACAATAAACATCCCGATGATCAAATTAAACGTCTGGCAAAGATTCTAAATTATCAAGGCTGGCGATACCCGATTAAGGTTTCTAAGCAGTCCGGGTTTATCACAAGTGGTCATGCACGACTAGAGGCGGCAAAGCTCAATGGTTGGAAGAAAGTACCCGTAAATATTCAGGAGTATGAGTCGGATGAGCAAGAGTATGCCGATATAACATCTGACAATGCCATTGCGAGCTGGGCTGAATTAGACTTTAGTTCTATTAACGCAGAGATAGGGGAGCTTGGACCGGATTTCGATATTGAACTATTGGGGATGAAAGACTTTGAAATAGACGTAGCCGATAAAGAAGGCGAGTGCGACGAAGACGAAGTACCAGAGCCCAAAGAGAGTATCACTAAACTAGGCGACCTTTGGATTTTAGGTGAGCATCGTTTGTTGTGTGGTGACTCAACCGACATTTTGCAAGTAGAGAAGCTGATGAACGGGGAGAAGGCCGACATGGTGTTTACTAGTCCACCATATAACCAAGGCGGCAAAAAAGGTGGCTCAAAACTTTCCAATAAAGGTCTGTATTCTAATCAAGAAATGGATAATAAGAACTCCGAAGAGTATATTCAATTTAATTTAGATGTGATTTCAAATATTAAACAGTCTGATAGTCTTACTATATGCCTCAATATTTGCTATAACAAAAAATCTCCGTGGGAATACATAGAGATAGTTTCAAGGATAAATAAAATATTTCCTCTAAAAGAATCAGTAGTGTGGGACAAGAAGCAGTCCATCAATCCGGGAGGAAGCAACCTGTCCAGAAGGGCAGAGTTTATTTTTGTATTCGGTAATAGCGAAATGCAAAAACATCAATATGATTATGAGTGCAATTTGTGGGCTATATCGTCGAGGAACTCATCTAGCAATAACCATAAAGCATGTTTCCCGGTGGGACTTCCAGAGAAGGGGATAAGTCTTTTTTCAATGTTAGGTCAAATTGTTTATGACCCCTTCGGCGGCTCAGGTTCCACACTAATCGCATGTGAAAAGACTAACCGTAAATGTTTCATGATGGAATTAGACCCACACTATTGTGATGTAATTGTAGCGAGATGGGAAAAGTTTACAGGTCAAAAGGCGGTGTTAGATGGCAGGGGGTAGGCCGAGGAAGGAAATAGATTGGGAAGAGCTAGATAAACTGTGTGTTATACAGGCTACAAGAGCCGAGATTGCGTGTTGGTTTGATTGTTCCGAGGATACAATAGACCGTCACATGAAAGATAAATATGGCATGAGTTTTGCGGCCTATTATGAACAAAAGAAGGGCACAGGAAAAATTTCTTTAAGGCGCAAGATGTTTCAAATGGCTATGGCGGGTGACAGGGTTATGTGCATATGGTTATCAAAGAACTACTTGAACATGGCTGATAAGCAAGAAATTAAACAAGAGACAAAACAAGAGGTAACTCAAGTTGACGCAGACTTTGACCGAATCATCGACCGATATGTCGAAAGACGAAATCAAAAGGCGGGCGTGTAAATCAGATCTTTATGTGTTTGCTACCGAGATATGTGATTACCAAGAAGTAAACCTCAGGACCCACGGGGAAATGCTTGATGCTTTAGAAAACCCGTCAACTAGAAAGCTAATTGTCATGCCCCGAGGCACATTCAAGAGCTCACTGGGAACTGTTGCCTACTCCATTTGGAGATTATTAAACAACCCAAACGAGCGAATCTTGATTGACTCAGAGGTTTACACAAACTCTAAAAACTTCCTTCGTGAGATTAAGGCTATATTACAGTCACAAAAATTCGTTGACTTATTTGGCGATTGGAGAGGAAGTAACTGGACAGAGAATGAAATTACAGTGAGCACACGAACAAAACCATACAAAGAAGCGAGCATTACCGCGGGTGGTATCGGAACCGTTAAAGTTGGTCAGCATTACTCGATCATTATTGGAGATGACTATAACTCCGGTAACAACTCTGAGACACCAGAGATGCGAGCTAAGGTTATTAGACACTACCAAATGAACACGAGTATTTTAGAGCCCACCGGTACTTATGCAATTATTGGCACCAGGTATGCGGTTGATGACGTTATTGGATGGATCATGCAAAACGAGGTTGGAAATGAAAATACATTGGCTACATAAAGTAGTGTGTTACCTGTTTGGCCACAACATTTTTAAGACAGACCCAGCAAGATGGGAGTGTGCTAGATGTGCGAAAGGATTTTACAAACATTATGACTTCTGAATTCGGTAAACCGACGCACTTTGACGTAGAAACAGCGCTTAAGTTTTTACAAATGAATGTTGACTCAGACAATGTAGACAACGCGCTAAAAATGGTTGAGATGTTACCGGCATATTATAGAGAGAATCGCCCGGATTTAATTGATCTATGGGTTCACAATGTACGTAAGAGAATCGCGACAATTAACGATTATGCCTCCGGCGAGATGAAGGAGATCCGTAAAGAGTTCTCGCTTCAAGAGTTCAAAGCTCTTCGGTTTCAAGCGGTAGATCAGTTAGTGGCTCACTGGAACGAGCAAGAGCGTGAACCCTACATCGTAGACCTAGGACCAGGGGAGTATACACTGCCAATTGGGCTACAAGAAAATGGTCGAAAGTTTACCTACAAGCCAATAGCAATAACCAGTAAGATTCCACCCCAAGCGTTAAAGCATATTGATAAAGTGCACGCAATAGCACCTAAGTTTCATCAGCCACAGATCTTTACTTGCTTTGAGATGATTGAGCACTCGTTTCATCCAAATGACATTGTTGATTACTACCACCGAGAGAACATGAACGCTGAGCACGTGTTGATTTCAACTCCTTATGGGGCTCTTGGAGGTGGATGGAATCGTGTGCATGCGGACATGATCGCTCATGTTAAAGATTGGAATAAAAAAGAACTAACAGAGTTTGCAATGAAGCACTGGCCATGGTTGAAATGGGAATACATTCACGGTCCACAAATGTTAGTAATAGGGAGTAGAATAAATGCCTAAAGTAAGTATTGTAATGCTTTATCATGAGCCAAAAAACGAAGCCTATGTGGACTTGGCTATTGAATCCATCAGACGACAAGACGTTGAAAAGCAGGTTGTTGTTGTAGACACATCTGAGTCTAATAAGCAGTTTCCAGAATGGGTTGAGGTTATTCGCGGCACACACGATACTAACTCGGCTATTGCAGCCAACGTTGGTGTTAGGCAAACATCTGAAGACTCTAAGTATTTGTTTTTTTGTAATGATGACATCGTTTTAGGTAAGCACGCTTTGGCTGAGTTAATCGCAACCATGGAGGCCGTTGAAATCCCGTGTGTTATGAATGGATTCTCAAACACCGATGTTGGTATGTATTACCACTGTCCAATAGTCATTAACGATAAGTTGTTCCCCAGGCAGTTTCCAATCACCAGTACTACGACCGAAGATCAGGAGTTCATGATGAACACTGAGCCTTATGGAAGACCTGTTTTAATCAACACTCCGTTTGTTTGTTTTTATGGCACTATGATGCATCGAAAGACTTGGGTTGATTTAAATGGGTTAGATGAGTTCTATGCATCAGGCCCAGACGATAGAGACTTTTGTATGAGGGCTGCCCAAGTAGGGATTCCATCGTTCATCAATCTTCGGCCAGTTGTATGGCACTTTGGAGGTCAAACCATAGCCACTAAAGACCCCGAAGCTGTGGCTGCTAACCGGATTAAGAATGCTGAATATTTTGAGAAGAAATTTGGCATACCTCAGTAGGTGGAAAGATTACTATGATTTTTCCTGAAATATCCTTAGATGCTTGGTTAAAAAAATATCCGGATTTGGAAGTAAAGCAAGGTAAATGCGATTACTGTGACGCATCCTTAGAAACTACTCGGCCGTTTATTTCTAAAGACTTTGTTGGGCTAAAAGCCCCAAAGTGCCCATGTGGAAAAGGAAGGCATACAACAATGGTTGCGATTACAAATTCAGAAAATGCTTTTACTTATTGGGAAGATGTGATGGATTACATATGAACATAGGCGCAATAGAAAATTGGAATCCACAACCCTGGTTAGACAAAGCCAATATTTTGACGGCTTATGATGAGCCGCTGATGGCACTAAGGTCTTTAGAGGACGTGCCTGGATTCTATCGCGACCACAAAGATCCACAGATTGAAGCGTTAAGGCGGAAGATTTTAAGCAAGTTAGTCACACCGCATTGGTATATGAATTGCCATGATGAGATCTTAGGGGAAGAAGACTCCAAGAAGATGCTTCAATATACTCTTAGGGGCGCTCAGATGGCCCATGAGGTAGCAAACCTAAACGCCAATGGGATTATTCCATCTGTTGTTGAGTTTGCTCCTGGAGAGTTCTGGTTACCGATAGGTATGTGGGCTAACGGATTGAAGTTTCACTACACACCAATCGGATTGAGCGAGAAGGCACTGTCTAAGTTTAGTGAGAAGTATCCGCAGGGTGGAATAGGAACAGATTTTATTATCTATTGCGCCTTTGAAATAGTAGAACATTTACACTTTGAGTCGGATATTAGGGTTGAGGTAGAGCGCCTTGGGATTAAGCCAAACTTGATTCACTTATCCACACCGCTTTATTCTTTCGATGGACGGGCTTCTAGTTTAGACTGGAGCAATAAAGACCTTGGGCATCTGAGGACTTACACCCCAAATGAGTTTGCACAAGTTGCGATGAACATGTTTAGGGGCTATAGTTGGAAACTGATACCAGAACAGGTCATGCATTTAAGAGGGAGTTTAGATGGCAACAAGTAGTTTTGATTCAGTTTTTAGGATTGGGTGTACGACGTTTGCACTCCCAGTTGGGTTAACTAATAACGCTGTTTATTTTGGCGTTGAGTCTCATGTGGTCTCAACTCATTTGAACTGGATATCCGGCGGTACATTAGTGGTAATTGGTTGTAACTATGGGACAACTGTCGCTGCTGCATCACTTGCAGCTGTTGGATATCAAACATTAAACAACACAAGCCAGTTTCAAATCGATGGTCCGGCTTGTTTTTACGTCGGGGCTTTGGCGGCAACATGTGTTGTTTCCATCCAAAGAAACTATTCTCAAGGCGCTTCTTTCTTCCCTTAAATGCAAAGGGATGAAGTTGGCTCGCATTACCCGGAGAAGCTGGTAATCGGAGCTGGGATCACAGCGGAAATCCCAGTTCTCGCAGGGCAGAATGCGGCCTTAATTAAATGGGCAAGCGGCGGATCTCTACTTATCGTTGGGCAGTCTTTGCCAACCGGGTCAACTTTTGCGACAGCTCAAGAGTATCTAATGGGGACTAATGAAGTTCAGTTCTCAAATATTATGGGGTCAATATATTTAATGGCCTCAGGCTCCACGGTTACGTGTTATCTTTTGAGGTATCGAACTTCGGGGGTTTAAGTGACTAGGTCCTTTGGATTTTTACTAGACGACAATAGTGGTGGTGGAACGTTTAGTGGCGGTTCTTTCCTTGCCGGACTCTTCACAGACAATGGTCAGCTCATAATTGGAGCTAGCACTAACGGATTTACGGTCACAACTCTTACGGCTGGTTCAGGGATTGGTATCACCAATGGACCAGGTAGCATTGAAATCTACGCAAGCGGTGGAGGCTCAAGTGGAGCTCCTATAGACGCAAGCTATGTGGTCATGAGCGCTAATACATCCCTAAGCGCAGATAGAGTTTTAACTGGGACCACACATCAGATTACAGTTACAGACACAGGGGCAAATGGAGCTGCGATTCTTGCCTTGGGTTTTACTGGTGTTAGCCCAGTTTTCTTTAATGGTACAAGTGGACAGATTGGTGTCTCATTAGGGGCGACACTTCCGCTTTATTACACAAACGGTATCTTTGGACTAACCGGATCATTGGCATCTTCGTTAATCTCTTTTGGATTCACACCTGGTTCTGTGTTGTATGCTGGTTTAAGCGGGCAAATTACGCAGCAGAATAATTCATTTTTCTACGACGACACAAACTTAACCCTCAGGGTTGGTGGAAACGCCACACTTCCATTTAATATTATTGGCCTAACAATAATCCCACAGTTTGATGTTTCTAATGACTCTACTGGAGGAGCAGATAGGCCAGCCGTAATGACCCTTAGGGCAAACGGTATTCAAACTAATATTTTTGCGTTTCTTAGGAATAATGGGTCAGCGACATTACCAACATCAGTTACAGATGGTGACCAGATTGGGGCTTTTTATGGTTTTGCTTACGGTGCCAGTAACTTTAGGCTTTCAAGTTCATTACAGTACTACATAGATGGAACCGTTTCTTCTACACTGACACCAACTTCTATTAGATTTCTGAACTCTAGACAAAGCGGAAATCCCCTAAGGCCAGCATTCACATTTGGTTCAGACGATTACGCGAAAATTGGTGATGGGCTGATTGTAAATGACCTTGGGTCTACGTTGCCATTTTACGTTAAGAGTGTTGGAAGCAGTACTGCTCCGTTAGTGATGTATGCCAAGACATCCGGGACAAGTTTTGGGCCTTACGTTTCATTCTTTGGGGAGTCTACTTTAGTTGGGTCTAAGTTAGTGGCACATTACAGAAACACACCCACTGTGTCGTCTGAGAACGGGTTTGGTTCTGTTGCATTCTTCGGTGGGACATTCACCCAAGAGGTGGAATTCTCAAACTACTTATCTGTTGCTTATTTTGCGAGCTTGTTGGGTGGATTTACTGGGTTTGTGGCTGGCTTTAGGTCGTTTTTATACCCCCCAGAGAACGGTGTAACACTACAGTCGTTGTATGGATATTTGTCAGACATAAGTAAAACTGGAGACGCTGGTACTACCGGAACTCTTTCGAGTGTTTACGGCGTTAATGTTAGAGGATTACCCGGATCTGCAAACATATTAGAAGCTGTTGCATATGGTGTTGATTCACAATTTTCAAAAACATATGGGACCTCCTTCACTTACACATTAAAAGCTCAGAATGATGCCCCAAGTATTCTTGGTGGTTCATTAACCGTTGGATCATCTGCAAACCCTCAATACACGTTAGATGTATATGGAAGCGCCCGTGTTTCGTCGTCAATGCTGATAAGTTCAATAACGACATCAGCGATTTTATACTCAGGCACTACTGGTTTAGTTAAGCAAGATTCTGGTTTTTTCTCTTACGATGATTCAGCTAAGAAGTTGTTTGCTCAAAACGTAAACATCATGGGTTTAACTGCAAATAGAATTATTGCAGCAGGATCCAGCTTAGACTTACAAAGCATATCTGTAGCTGCGCCTCTTTATTTTTCTAATTCTGTTTTAGGATTTTCATCGTCTTTAGGGTCAACGCTTGGTGTTTGGGGTGCCTTATCAGCAACCAACAGTATTTGGTACAGCGGTACATCTGGAATTATAGGTTCATCCTTAGGTGTTACGTTTCCTCTATTTTTCACTAATAACGTTTTAGGTTTTACGTTTCAAATATTTGGGTTCACAGTTGGTGCTGTTCTTTTTGCTGGGTCAAGTGGAACAATCATCACAGATAAAGCAAATTTTTGGTACGACGACACTGACAATCAATTGATGCTTAACTCCTATGGAGTTTCAGCATTTATTACTTCATCCATAAATATTAAAAGTTCATCAACTAGGGCTCCGATAACAATAAGAAGTTATGGTGCATTTGAGTCTCCCGGTATTTTCTTTTCTCATGCAAGTGGGACTGAGGCCGGTCCATCTTTAGTTGCATCTGGTGGCATAGTTCATTCTCTTGCTGGTTTTGCCTACAATGGGATTGATTATAATCTAATTACAAACATCAGATCAGAAGTTGATGGCACTCCTGGTGCTTCTACAATGTCTGGTCGATTGTCGTTCAACACCAAAACAGCTGATTTATCTAATACATCTGAGGTAATGAGAATTACTGGGGATGGAAAAGTAGGAATTCAAACATCTACACCAGAGGCCACACTCCAAGTTAATGGACCAGTAATCGTAAAAGAAAACATATCAGACGGGTCTTCTTTTGTTTTGTTCTTTTCAGATTTAACAGTTCAAAATAATACATTTACAGAAGAAACATCCAACATTTCGAACATATTTAAATCATCACTTTCTAGTGCTCAGACCGGTGGAACTGTAACAATTTCAAACGTTGGTGTTTATAATTTCACAGATTTTAGTACTGGTCTTGGTGAGCAATATGGTTCACTTATAGGGTACGCAGCTCAAGTAGAAAATCTTGTTTCTGGTGCTTCCTGTAGTAATGCCGCTGCTTTTTATGTGGTTCAGCCTACAAATGCTGGACTTGTTGGGAATTATTTTGGGCTACTAGTACCTGCACTGAACAGCAATGTTGTTAATTCCTATGGCGTATATATAGAAAACCAATCAACACAGTACGCAATTTTTTCCCTTGGTGGAAAAAGCATACATCAAGGAAATATAGCAATAGGTTCTACATTAGACCCCCAGTACACTCTGGATGTGGTTGGTAGCGCTAAAGTGTCCAGCTCAATGTTGATTAGTTCTATAACAAACTCAGCAATTATATACTCAGGACAGAGTGGTTTAATAAAAGAAGACGCAGCATTTTTCTCATATGATGATTCAGCTAAAAAGCTATTTGCTCAAAACGCTAACATAAGGGGTTTATCTTCAAATCAAATTGTTGCTTCTGGAGTTAGTTTAGACCTTATAAATATTTCTGTTGCGACTCCATTATATTTCTCAAACTCTATCCTTGGTTTTTCATCGGCCCTTAGTTCCACAACTGGAATTTGGAGAGCGTTGTCTGCCACAGGGACAGTTTGGTATAGTGGTAACTCTGGAATCATAGGATCTTCTCTTGGTTTCACCGGTCCGTTGTTTTTCACAAATAATGTTGTTGGATATTCCTCTGCCGTTGGATCAACAATATTCTCTTGGGGTGCAAACTCTGCAACGGGAATTATTTGGTATAGCGGAACATCAGGCATTATAGGAAGCTCACTTGGTTTTGCAGCTCCTTTGTTTTTGAGTAGTAATATTCTTGGTTTAACTCAGACTGGGATTACGCACGGATTTTTAAGTGGGCTAACACTGTCAGATGATCACACTCAGTATGCACTTTTGGGTGGACGAGGCGGCGAGCAAATACTTTATGGCGCGACGATAAACGCTGGTCAGTTGGTTCTTAGGTCAACCAGAGGGTTAACTAAGGGCGTAGTTCTATTTGACGAGGAAACAGACTCCACTTCATTCATTTCTGGTGCAGTTAGAATGAATGGTGGCCTTGGAGTAGTTAAGAATGTCAACATAGGTGGCGGCGTAAACATAGGCGGCGTCATTCAGGCTGCTGGTGCAACTAGCGGTGGAGTATACTCTTATTTTGGTGGCCGAGTCTTTATGACCGACACCGTAGAGGCATCGTCGGCATCTTTGGCCGCGCTTAGCATTTATGGTGGGTTGTCAGTAAGTAAAAACGTTCAAATTTACGGTACAACACCAGCGATATCTGTAACAACGGCATCTGTTGTTTTGGCTGGTGGTCTTGGGGTTAATGGGACTGTATGGGCTGGGACAAGAATTTACTCAGACGGTCCATCTGGAACAAATCGCGGTATGCAAATGAATACCGACGGTGTTGCAAGGTGGGCGTTTTTAGCTGGTTCAACAGCTGAAGGCGGAAGCGACACAGGAAGTCCATTTGTAATTAACGCCCTTAGTGATGCTGGGGCCTACATAGATTCCGTTATGTTTGTGCTTCGACCTGCTGGTGGAACGTTTCTAATCAATAGACCGCTACACTTAACTGGAAGCGCAAGAGTTGGGACCAGCTTATCCGTAGTCGGACCAGCTACGTTTGCTCAAGACTCTAGGGGGACAAAACAAACGTTCTTTGGCGGATTTAATATCCCGGCAAATACCGCTACCGACCAATATTTATTAGACCCATATGGTATTACAATGAGTTCAACGTGGGGCTATTCTGTTGGTAAAACCGGGTCTATCGCAGATATATCGTTTATTGCCGAGTGCGCCACTTACAACACCACAGGAAATCTATCTATTGAAGTTAGAAAGAATGGGACACTCGTTGCAGGGACAACCGTAAGCGTGACAGGAACTGGTGTATTTAAGGGTTTTGGTTCTACCTTGAGAGGAAACATAACCTTTGTTCCAAATGACGTAATATCTTTGTATAGCAATTTTTTATCTGGAAGCTTTTTGATTAAAAATATAAACGCATACACAAGCGTGTATTTTGATACTTAAAATTTATGAAAACATGGCAAAAAACAAATGGTAAAGGATTTAAATCAGTAGAGACTAAAGCCGTTGAACATCATTTTGATGTTGACGATTTAAAAGAAGAGAAGCAACGTTTGAAATCTCGCATAGACGAGATCAATTTGCTTCTTGATGCCGCTAAAACGGTAGGGTTAGAAGCGGAAACGGAGGTACCACCAAATGGCTAAGTCTAAAAAAGGTAAAAAAGGAAAGAAGTGTTAATTGATTGCTGTAATATTCACAACTAACACAGCCAGAATTTTAACTAACCCTTCTAACTTATCCGATTTAAGTAAATGGGAGAACGCGGTGATAGAACCTGACCTTACAAGGGTTCAAGGACTATTGCCGCAATTCTGGAAGCTGGAAGATGGGGACGTAGTTCCGATGTCTCCGCTTGAAATTCGGTACAGAAAAAAGCTTGTAACAGCTAACGGAATGGACAATGTCATTAGGCGTTTAGACCTGAATGAAATTCGTCCTGAGATGAAGGACTTTCAAGTCATCAAGGCACTTGAGGCGGAATACAATCAACTCAAGATAGCCAATTGGGTATATATCGGCATAGGTGTTCTAAACGTTCTTCTTTCATTATGGATGATACTCAAAAAGTAAGTGAGTGGTCTGTTGTCTATAAAAGAGCCATCAATGCAGATGGAAGCCTGTTATTTCCAGAGAGACTAACAGAATCATTCCTAACTAAAGCCCGTAAAACAATGGGCTCTTACCTTTTTGCCAACCAATACATGAATGAGGTTATACCGGATGACGAAAAGTCTTTTAAGTCGTCGTGGCTTCGGTATGTGTCAACTATACCAGACGGATGCTACTCATTTGGGTTTATAGATCCAGCTATTGGGCAAAAATCGCATCACGATTACACCGGGATCGCCATAGTTGACGTGGACTACAATAAAAACTGGTATTTGAAATACACGGCGAGGCTCAGGCTAACTCCAACGCAGATTTGCGATAAGATGTTCGATATTTGTAAGCAGTTTAATCTCAGAGCGCTTGGTGTGGAGGTGACGGCATATCAAGAGGCTTTGTTATACATACTGGATGAAAGAATGCGTCAAAGGGGACAGCTATTACCTGTAAAAGGCATTCAACGAAACAGCGTATCAAAAAACACTAGAATTTTAGGACTTGTGCCCAGGTTTGAATGGGGTACATTGTTTGTACGCGGGGGCATGACTGATTTTGAAGATGAATTCAGTTCATTCCCTCGGGGAGCACACGATGACATTTTGGACGCCGTCGCCTCCCTTGAAGAATTAGTCTATTACCCGGAAAGGAAGACGGAAAATGAGCACGAAGAACTCAACCCAAACGACCCAAGATACGAAGCTAAATACATCCGACGATTGGCGGAACGGAACGGTAACGAATTACTCGGTGATTGATGACACTAAGGTCACAATTCACACATTCATGGACCAAATCGCTCAAGCGAAGATCAATGGTGATGAATGGGTAGAAACAACAGCAGAAATTATTCACCATTACAACCGTAAGGGTCTGAATGGAGCTAAATTCTTCATTTATGATGGCATTAAGGTTTGTGAGCGCGGAAAAATGGATGAAATTCAAAAGGATATGGACATGCAGATGGGCCATAAGGTTTTTGGAACATCCGAAGGAATTGTGAATGGATAACTTAGTAATCGGGTTAATCGTTTATTGCGTTATTCGAGAGTTGTTCTTTTTGTATTCTACGCATAAATTAATTAACAAAATTATGTCGAAAGGGTACTATGAGTATAAAATGGCAGAGACCGGGCCGACTCATGTACCAGCGACTTATAAGGGCCCCGTAGAGGAACCAGAGGATTTGGGACCGCTAACGGCTTTTAATTAACTTCCAGGGATACGGATATGAATTGGGACTCTTTGATGTAGCAAAAAAGCAGTTTGCCGAGCAGACCCCAGACGAGATCAAACTTGCTTCATTTGTAAAGCAAAAGGTTGAAGAGTGCAGAGCCTCAACTTCTCGTATTAGCCATGAGTCTATATGGCTTACCAACCGTGCCTATGTAATTGGGTATAGTGGTGTTTATTTTAACTCTCAGACGAAACAGTTCCAACCAATCAACAGAGCAACTCCGTTTCTTCCGCGTAACCGTGTTTACGTAAATAAAGTTTTACCAACAGTTCAGAACCGATTAGCCAGACTCCTTAAGAGCCCGCCAAAGTACGACGTTCGCCCAGAGTCCATGGACATGGAAGACAAAGAGGCCGCAAGACTAGGTCTCCAAGTTATCAATTTCATGTGGGATAAGCTTGGATTGAATCAAAAGCGCATTGAGCTTGGAATGGGCGTTCAACAAGACGGCCACGGATATATCAAGGTTTGTTGGGATGATACCTTAGGAAAAGAAATGGTCG